CTTTTAAATTACCTGATTTTAATTTAGTATTGTATTTTTTAGCAATTTCTTGAAACTGTCTTCTGCGAATCATAGTCATTTTAGTTAATGTGTCACGATTAAGCTCAATAGTACCAGTCATAACTTTACGCAAAAACTCTCGCTCAGCAGGTGTGTCTAAACCTCTTGCACCAATACCTAATGCTTTAATCATCGGAAATACTTCTGATCCAAGTAATGCATCTAGTAATTGTGTATTTCCAACAGATTCTTTAATTTGGTTATCAACATCTAAAAATTGATCTTTAATTGCATTAATATCAGTAATTAAACCAGACATTTTGCCAACTTGTGTTTTAGGATTTCTAATAATTTTTAATGTTTCATCCATTTTACCTAATTGCATAGGAACATCATCAGCTTGTTGAACAAACGCAACATCTTGTTCAGCTAATTTTTTACCAAGTTCTTCAGCATATTTATCTGCACCAGTATTAACCGTAACTGTGCTTGATTTTAATTTAATATAATTTCTATACCAATCTTGAAAAGAACCAGGGTTAGGTGCATTTCCAGCTTGATATTGTCTTAAAGCATACTCATATTCTCTTACATCATCTGTTGGGGCATTACTTTTGTAAAAGTTGTCAAGCCATGCTTTTGGATCAGAACTTGCTAATGCTTGTTGTTCTGGTGGTAATTGTTGTATTATTCTTAATAAATTAGCTCTAGCATTAGCATCAAATTGACCTTTATTAGCCTCGAAAGCAGCATTAGCAACATCATATGGTGCTTTTGCTAAATCATATTGACCTTTTTGAATATCAATACCAGTTTTTAATAAATCTTGTCTTAACTTATTATAGTTAGCAAGATTCATCATTCCTTTTTCACCACCACCTTTTGCACCAACAATAGTATTTGCAAATGTGTTTAATGCTCCTAAACCAAATGGTAGATTTTCTGATCCTTTAATTCCAGTTGCAAATCCTTGAATACCGCCTCCAATTTGTTGTCCAGTAATATAATTTTCTGCACCTGGTATTTTAGATACACCTGGAATATTTAATTTATCTAATCCATATAATGGATCGATTGTAGTAAAAAGTCCATTAGCCATATTATTATCCTCTCATTCCTGGTCGTCTAATTTTTAAAGGTGATCCAAACTGAGGTGCTGTTGCTTGTTTAACAGAGCTTGTTACCTGTGTTAATGGAACACGCTGTTGTCTTGGGTTTAAACCAGAATATAATGCAGAACCACCTATTAGTCCATACATACCTGCTTCTAATGGATTTTCTTCTATATAGTTAGCAACTTTGTTGTATGCAGTTTTATACAAAGGTTCTTCTTCATATCCACCAGCTCGAGATGCTATTTCTTCTGGAGTAGATTTAATTACAGAACCCATATCTGCACCAATGTTAAAATCACCTACTTGAGGTATATCATTTCTTGCTGTTAATGGAAACTCATTATAACCTCTTACGCTAGGAAATTGTTCCATACCACCTGGACCTGGAACATAACCAAAACTTTGGTCAAATGTTTTTCCAGTTGTATCCATGTAAGATGGCATTAATGATTGTGTTGTATTTAGTGGAGCATTAGGTGTCATTGCTAATGGTAAATTAGCAGTATCTACAGTATTAGGTATCATACCAGCAGAACCACCTCCGACACCTCGTGCTGCTGACATTAAATTAGCACCGCCAATACTAGAAGCGTCACCCATTGTATTTAATATACCTTGATTAAGCGTATCTTGGCTAATCATAGCTTGAGGTAAATTTTGAGATGCTTGAGTAACAGTATTGCCTGCAACTTCAGTAGGAAATAAATCGGCTGGAACAATATTTCCTAATAAATTTCCAACACCTTGACCAATCGTTGCATTTTTTGCTGATGTCATAGGGTCTTTGCCCATTGCTGTATTTATTCCAAAGTTTAATAACCATGAATAAGGATCAAAACTAAACATTATTTACCTCCGCCTGATGATTGTGCAGTCGTAGTTTGACCCATAGGAGCACCGTAGGCTGCTGATAAGTATGATTGTAGTTTGGTGTATGGTAGGTTTTGACCGTACTCATATCGACCAATATCTGCTTGTAGTTTTTCTCTTGCATAATCTTCTGCTGTTTGACCTGTTGCAAGTAGTTGTTGAATATCAGCATAATCTGCCATCGCTGCTTGTGGAGCTTGTTGCACAGCTTGTTGTTGCATACCTCGTTCAGCACCGTAATTCTGATACATAAGCCTACCTGCTTCTTGTGCTAATGAGTTAGCAAGATTTTGTTGCGCTCTATTTTGTTGTTCAAACATAGCTGTTGAGCCATATCGACCTGCTTGTGACGCACCACTACGAGTACCTTGTATTGCGTCTGCATATTGTTTTTTAGCAACATCGGCTGCACCAGTCATGGCTGCTGATAAATATGGGTTAGCACCTAAATATTTACCGCCAATAACATCTGCCATTTGTGCTTGAGCTGCTGGTACTAATGGACTACCTGCTTTTGCTCTAGCTTCGGCTAAACCTAATGCTGATGTTGTTTGTGTAGATGGTGAAACATATGTTTGACCTGGATAATATGTTGGACCAGGAGTGCCATACAATGATTTTGCTTCTTGCAAACCATACTCGACAAATGGTCTAACAGTAGGATCAAGTTCGCTAGTCGTTTTTTGTGTTTGCGAACCTCCACCGCCACCACCTCCCCAGAATGTTACCCATTCTTGGAAACCAGTCACAATGTTCCACATTAATTTATTAAAATTCATAATTTAAGCTCCATTAGTGTATATTTGGGTTTGAACCCATAAAATTTATCCCATAGTTTTACTATGCTTTCAAACTTGGTTGAACCATGTATTGCAGTTCCGCCACTTTCTTTAACCCAAGTAACAAACTGTGACCAAGGTTCTTTGGTGTTTCTACCACCGATATAACTTATGTAAAATACTCTGTCGTTAGGGTAGATATGCCATTTGCCTACCAATGCTGATTTGCATTTTTTATTATCATCTAAAGCTATGAGTAGTATTTGTTCACCATTGACTACTGATAACTTTAACTGATCTATTGTATATTCGTTATTGCTTTTCTCTATAGCTCGTTGCAGATGTTCTTCTGCTAAATGCCAAAACTGTTGCACATGGTTTGTTGGTACGACAAATACTGTAATCATCCTACTATTATATACCGATAAGTTCTATTTGCTGTGTCGTTAGCAAAATGTGTAATAGTTGCCTGACCTTTTTGTTGTGCAGATATATACACATTATCCATACTGTAAGGTGCAATATAAGTCACTGTAGCTTGTGCTGATGATATAGCAGGTCTTGTGTATGGTGTTGTTGTCGTTGCTGCAAATGTTTCTAGAGATACGTCTGTAGAAGATGTAGCTCCTGCAATCTCTATATAATCACCTGCATTTAAATCTAATACATGGTTAGCTGTGCCTGTAACATGAGATGGGTCACCTGTAGACTTTCTTGCAGGCAAACCAAATCGTCTGCCAGAGGTTGCTATATCTGTACCATTTACTCTAAACCATACGTCAGCATGTTCACCATCATTGTTAGCATTAGCTAATTGTAGGGAAAAGGTAACTTCATATATACCACCATTGCGTACATACAGTCTTGAGTCATTACTAACATCTATATAAACACCATTAACTTCATGCTCTGTATCCCATGTCACAACAGCAGTATTACCAGCACTTGGTGCTAATTGTTGTGTGGTAGAAGTAAACTCACCATAAGGTGCTGTTGCTGTTTCTGCTGCATCACTAATAGGCATAAGTAATATAAGTGAATCAAAACCTATTCGTTCATCAAAGAGCGTTGTAGTAGTTGCCCAACCTGTATCTAATGTAACCTCACCTGTATTATTGGTTTTGCCTTCCATTGCGTTGTTCACAACTTCTGCAACTAGACGAGGTTCGCCACCTTGAAATGGCAACTTACGATACATATTGGTTCTTGCCATTACCTAGTTCCTGTTGGCGTTATATCTACATCTACTCCTACTGCGTTAGTCCAGTTACCTGTTGGGCTAATACTAAAACGATGGTATCTACCATGACTGCGTAAAGGTGCTCTACCTTCTGATGATGTGGTTACACTTGCGCCAAAACCTATCGTATCGTCTAATTCTTTACGACTAGCTACTTTAACTGTTGCACTACCATTATCAATGGTTGGTCTAGCAAGAGTTACTAAACTGTTATACCCCACTTCTACATCAGTTGTAATAATTTCTGAATTGTATGTAGAGCCTGTAAAGGTAATAATTTTATCATCTTCAAATCCTGCAAATAAAAACTTACCGCCAATCCAAAGTCGTGAATCTAAAGATGCAGTCATAGCATCAATACTTGTATAACCTAATGTACTTGTTAAACCCTCTAGCGTTGTTCCTGTAGAAGCAATCGTACCTACTCCTGTGGCTAATGTTTCTACCCTTGACCATTTACTTATTTGCCAGTTATAAACAATCATGTGTCGTTTACCGTCAACAGCTTTGTAGTTCCATACAACAAGTTTTTTAACAGGGTCAATCGCAGTAGTCATACTACCTAAATCTGTTAATGAACAATCATCAAAAAACCATCTATCTACTTTTTCTGTGCCAATACCTACGACATTAGTACCATCACATGAATAAAATCCGTCATCTGATAAGAAAAACGATGTGTTACCATAAGTTGCAATAGAATTACCTTCTAAACAACCTAGTCCTCGTGATATAGTATCAAATTGGAAGAACAATGGTGAACCAATGTATGACATACGCACTACCGCTTTTTCAAGAAACACTAAACCAAATTCACCACCTGCAAGACCAGTTATGTTTCCACCGTCAGGAATAATCTGTGAATCTGACTGGCTAGTAGAACCTGTTGACCAATATGCTTCATCATTGATGTCAGACCATTGCACTTTATTAGAGTTTGTTCCACCATCTAAATGTCCGCATACTACAAAATCACGAACTACGGTGACATATTTAGCAATCGGTGCTGATGATGTAAATACATTAATAGCACCTGATGTTGTACCTGATACAGTATCTGTGTAAGTAAAGGTATTAGCATCAACCACAGTAATGGTATAAGTACCGTCTGTTGCAGTTCCTGATGTAATATCTACTCTGTAATCTGTTGCTGTGGTTAAACCATGTGCTGTAATAGTGACAGTTACAGTTGTACCAGAACGACTGTATGTACCTGTTTTGTAGGTAGATGATTCATAAAAGTTTGTGCTTGAGCCTATTTCCCATGCCTGTAATCTAGCAGAATTATTAGCAGCCAATACTTTTTTACCAAACTGTTTAAACTGCCAGTTGTCTGTACTAGAATAACCACCGCTTGTAGATACATCTGCTAAGGCAAGTGTGGTATTATCCATTTTAAATAGTTTACTAGTGCCACCTGCAAATACTTGAACATCTGCACCAAACTTACCTACAAAAATACCATTTAAGTTTTCACTAGCTGAGCCAGAATAATTTTCTGCATTATTAAATGGAGCATAACCAAGCGATAACGGAAATACATTTTTGGCATCGTTTAAACTACCTGCCATAGCAGGTTGGTCTGGCAACCATTCTGTAAATTGTAATCTTTGTGTTGGCATATTAAGTCTTCATTATGTAAGCAAGAGCATAGTAAGGAGGTAAATTAGCATTAGTCCCACTAGAGCCTGCTGAAGCAATACTTATGCCAGTTGTTGCGGAAGCTGACGTTCCCGTGACTGACGTTGATGTTTGAATAGTACTCCTAAATACAGCTCCATTAGTTGAATTTTGAGCAGCATCACCACCTGTATTAATTTTATAACTACCAGCACCATGAGTATGTCCAGAATCAGTTAATGTATGCGTATGGCTAACATTAATAGCATCTGCACTACCACCTGTTGCATCTACTGCATAAGTGCTACCTGCACCTACTACAAATCTATCTCTTAAATCAGGAGTGCCACTTGTTCCATCACACAATGCCCAACCACTAGGTATAGTTCCTGTAGAACCTGACCACAGCATAATCATGCCAGATACAAATGCCGTTAGTGTAGTCCATGTAGGAGTATTGCCTGCTCCTGCTGAGGTTAAAAACTGTCCTGCTGTACCTGCTGCACCATCTAATGTAAGTCCTCCAGTGACTGCTAGTGTACCTGATGAGGTAATTGTGCCTGATGTAGATAGTCCATCACCTGACACACCTGATTGCCAATCTTTTAGATGTGCCATTACCTCACGAATAGCATTGTTAATGCCAGAAGGAGGACATCCTTCAGCCAAGTTTACACCATCTACATCGGTGTTATTAGCTGCGGTGCTATCGTATTCACTAATTTTAGTCTTTGCCATGTTTTACCCTTTTCTATACCAAATATCTGACCCTACTGCTGTGTCAGTCCATACTTCTGAGCCTACGCTAGAATCTGTCCATGTTTCACTACCAACTGATAAATCTGTCCATTCTTCACCTAACCTATATCCTTCTGCTGTAACTGTTGCAGTACCTGTGATAGCACCAGAAGCTGTGTAAATAATACCTGCAAGAGCATCTACAGTAGCTACACAAACTACATCTGCATTAGCTGACTTAATAACATAAGAAACAGAAGTAAGTGTTGCAGTACCATTTATATCTGCATCACCTAACCTTACTCGTAGTCCGTCAGCAGTTACCGTTGCTAAACCACTAATACTTGCACTTGCATCAATAGTAGAGCCTGATGTAGTTACAGTAACTGTGGTTGTACAGTTGATGTCTGCATCACCATGTAAAATTCTAATAGGTGTTGCAGTTAAAGTTGTTACACCATTAACATCAGCAGTACCTAGTTGAATCCTAATACCGTCAGCAGTTAGCGTTGCAGTACCTGTAATGGTTGCATTACCATATACAAGCGAACCTGATAAATTGACATCAACAGTTGCAAAACAAGTTACATGAGCAGATACCGCAGATAATCTTAATCCGTTAGCAGTTACAGTTGCATTGCCTGTAACATCTGCATCACCAAATCGTATGCGTAACGCAGAACCTGTAAGTGTTGCTGTGCCTGTAATAGCACCTACACCATGTTTTGTTAGGCCTGCTAGTGCGGTTAATGTTGCGTTACCACTAATAGCACCTGTACTTAATCTTATTCGTAGTGCATCAGCAGTTGCAGTTGCAATACATGATACAGAACCTACTACAGTTCTTTCTCGTAAAGCACTAGATGTAAGTGTTGCTGTTCCGTTTACAGATGCTATACCTAATAAGGTTTGTCCTGCCGTTATAGATGAAAACGGATTTTGGGCAAATGTATTAAACCCAAACATTAGTCTGCCGCTTCTGGTTCGTTACCTTCTGCTTCTCCATGCAATGTCATATCCATTCCTATTTAAAATATGGGCCAACCATCCATGTCACCACAGAATATCTAACCCCTTTTGTTACTGGCTCTACGCCATGCACCATGTATGAAGGAAATACTAGTACAGTTCCAGCTTGTTGTGGAGGATAAAATGGTGTTCCCGCTGCACTGAGAAAAAATTTTCCACCTTCAAAATCATCATTTAAAAAAGCTAAAGCTGTAAGTTTTCTTGTCTCATCAGTATGAGCATGAAATGTGTCTACGTGAGAAGTATAGCGTCCACCTGGTTCATACATTAAAAACTCTGTTTGATTACTATGTGTAATGTTATATTGCCACCAATAGTGATTAGCATTAAGTGCGGTTGAGGTTAGTATGCCGCCAATGCCTTGGTTCTGTGGCAACATCAAACGCTTAACATCACGTATCTCTTTATCAACTGTGCCTTCATCTCCACTACCACCAATAACAGGGTCAAGTTTGTCATGTTCTTCTTTACTGTATTCAGTAATCATATTCTGACAAAATGATGTGGTTAGATGTGATTCAAATACAGCACAATCTGTTAATACACGCTGAGTTTGTTGATGTGCTTTAGGCTTGCCTAAAGCTTCTCTACCATCATACTTCTCATCTTTGTGTGGCCCATTAGCATCTACATAATGTAAGAATACTTGTGCTTGCCATTCACCTTGAGTGTATTCACCGCGCCAATGCTCGACTTCTTGTCCACGATACAGCACAGCATCACCGACTTTCATATTGACTGCATACCCATCCATAAAGATAGGCCATACCTTACCATCAAAGCCTAGCGTAACTGTTGCACTAATCTCACAAGCTGGTCGATCAGTATGCTTTTTTAATTCCTCACCTGGAGCATACAACCTAGCGTACGAATAAGTGGGTAATAACTTGAGTCCACTTGCCGTTTCAAAGTGAGGTAATAAATCTTCTAATAACTTGTCAAATGTTTGATGCCCATGCACGGCTTGTGACTTTGGGCATTGACTATCTTTTTCTGTTAAGCCATCCTTAACAGCTTGCTTTAGTATTTGTGTCAGCTCTGCACAATTCTGATCATCTAAAAAATCTTTGAGGTGAACATATTTTTTCTGTTGAAATTGTTCAACAGTATTCACAGTATTCATATTATTTTTTCTTATTGTTTTTTATTTAACTTGGATAAGGCGCATCCTTTGGTTTTATGTAGCAAGTTCCATCTTTATAATACCACTCATCTGCAACACAATCATCAGAACAGTCCACCCAAAATAATGTATCGTATACTTCAAAAGTAGCATCATCTGCAACTACTTCTGCAACACGCATCGTATCTTCAATCGTAGATGTTGTATCGGGTTCATAGGAAATTGGATCAGTTGGTGGTTCAACTTCTTTCCACGATGTTACCCATTGTAAATTAAAAATTTCTGTCGAACTAATTAATGCTTTCATAAGTTATCCTTAATATTCTACTAATACTACTCCTGGTGCGCCAGCAGTAGGGTATGAACCCGCAGTAGGTCTAGGTGAAGCATTGC